GGGAACGGTCGCAAAAACAGACACTAACACCAAGCCGCTGTAGCTGAGATGGTTTAGCTTCGCTTTTGTAATGCGAAGACGCTGGTTCGAATCCAGCCGGTGGCTCTTTTCTACCCTATAGCTCATTCGGATAGAGCACCTGCCTTCTAAGCAGGTTGTAGTGGGTTCGACTCCCGCTAGGGTAGCTATTCTACGCTTTGACACGGTAGCCAAGAGGATAGGTATTTGATTGCAAATCTTAGGACGCCGGTTCGATTCCGGCCCGTGTCTCTATTGTTTATAGCCTTGTAGCTCAGTTGGTTAGAGCGTGCCTCTGATAAGGGCAAGGTCAATGGTTCGATTCCATTTGAGGCTACTATTCGGGACTGTGGCGCAATTGGTAGACGCGCAGAGCTCAAACCTCTGTTTTTGCGGGTTCGACTCCCGCCGCTCCCACCTTTCGGGACCGTGACGCAATTGGTAGACGTTGGGAGTTTAAACCTCCTTTGCTGCGGGTTCGACTCCCGCCGGTTCCACTTCTTGAGAGTGTGACGCAATTGGTAGACGTGCATGGCTTAGAACTATGATTCTGTGGGTTCGACTCCCTCCACTCTCACTCTTTTACTTGCGAGTATGGCCTATTTGGTTGGGCACTAGTCTTCCAAACTAGTCAATAGAGTTCGATTCTCTATACTCGCTCTTGTGGGCTTGTGTTCTAAAGGGATGATACTACATTTGCATTGTAGTGGTCAGGGTTCGATTCCCTGCTGGTCCACTATTTTACTAGCCCTATAGCTTCAATGGTTAGAGCAGCACTCTTATAAGGTGCAGGTTCTTGGTTCGAATCCAAGTGGGGCTACTTGCATAGCGGGGTCGCCAAGAGGTCAAGGCCATAGTCTCATACGCTATTATACGGCGGTTCGAACCCGCCCCCCGCTACTACACAATTGTTTAGTGATTTACTCGACAACTGCGGACTTGGTGAATTTCAGATCTTTTTTTATTATTTCGTGAGCCAACAGGGGGAAACGAATGACAAGGCCAATTCTGCGTAGTAAGGTATCGCGCTGGCGCATTGCAGCATACGGAAACCCAGAGTCAGACGGCGAGTATTGGGTGTACACGACGGCGCAATACGTCAAGAAAGCCGAGTGGAGCGATGGCGAGTGGGTGGAAGACCACTATGCCGCGCCAATGCTTGGAACAGTGTATGCTTACGCAGAGTATCATATACCAGAGCCGCCAGTATGGTAGAACCGCAGAGCGCGACATTTATGTGTCAATTTCCGGACATTATGACAGCAATCAAGGCGGGAGGCGACTCCTGGCGTATCCAGCTAGACATACCCAAGAGCGAACATAAGGAGCGTAAGAAACTCACGGACTGGATGGGTACGATGCTGATGGTAACAGTCGTGCCTACAAAACCGGGAAAGACCAGGGAGAATGGACCAACCTACTAATGAACTAAAAGAGATACTAAGCGGCTTGTCTCCAGAACAAGTGCGCTTTGTTGTCGCACGTACAGAGCACACGTCCAATAGGGCCGCGTGCAAAGCTATAGGGATAGCATATCAAACGAGGTCGCACTGGCCGAAAGACGTAATTGGTAAAATAAAGCGAGCCATCATACTTGCCGAGATTGAACCACTAACGACCGCAATACACATGAGATCGGTCGCCCTGTCGAAGGCTATGGCGGTAAAGATTAAGGGGCTCGACAGCAAAGTAGAAAAAGTGCGACAGGCCGCAGCCACCGAGATTATAGAATGGGAGTTGGGCAAGGCAACGCAACCAACCGACATAAACATAGATGCACCGCTACGCGTAACAGTAGACTTCTAGGTGAAGCTCAGTAAAATTTGCGACTTCACGGCAAAGCAGCTGGAGGCAACACAGATAGCGGACAAAAAACGATATATGTTATACGGCGGATCAAGAGGCCCCGGAAAATCGTACTGGTTACGATGGTACGTGCTAAGACAGCTATTGAGACTAGGCGCCGCAGGAATAGTCGGGGCTAGATTCATGCTGGCGTGTGAAGACTATCCGAGTCTATACGACAGGCAAATAGAGAAGATTGTAACAGAATTTCCGACATGGCTGGGCAAATACCGAAGCAACCGTAACGAATTCGTACTAAAGCCAGAATACGGTAGCGGAATCATTGCTTTACGGAACCTAGACAACCCATCCAAGTATATGTCAGCAGAGTTCGCAGGCATAGCCATTGACGAACTGACGAAGAACCCAGAACGCACATTCCACACATTGAGGGGTTCACTGCGCTGGCCTGGAGTGGAATATACCCAGTTTGTAGGCGCAACAAACCCGGCGGCGTGTTGGGTACGCGACTACTGGGTAGAAAAACGGCTGCCAAAGGAACTAGAAGCAGACGCCGATCAATTTGCATTCTTGGCAGCACTGCCAAGGGATAACCCGCATCTAAGCGAATCATACTGGCATGAACTGGAGACGATGCCAGCGGGACCGCTACGAGAAGCATGGTTACATGGAGACTGGTACGCGGGCGCAGAGGACTTGGTGTTTGACCAGTTCGGCACAGAAAACTTTACAACAGACGAACCAGACCCAGAAAAGCCTATAGAAATCGCAATTGATGAGGGTTATGTAGACCCTTGTGCGGTTCTTTTCATCCAGCGACAGCCGACTAGAATACTGGTATTCGACGAAATATACCATAGTGGACGGCAACCAGAGCATACAATCAAGGACATAATAGACAGGCTAAAGATAGGATGGGGCGTAGAAGACTGGCCCCTACCGGAAATGGCTATCATAGGCAGCGAGTCGGCAGCGTTTAAAGACAAATTGCGCCGCGCCGACATAGTGGCTAGGGGCGGAACGCACGGCATCGTAGACGGCATTACTCACATGCGGAAAATGGTACTAGACGGCAACGGACACCGGACGCTGATGGTAAACTCTAAGCGATGCCCAAAGCTAGTAGACGAAATGATGGCGGGATACAAGTATCCGCCAGAGGGCAAAAAACACCAAGAGAAGCCGCTAGACTTGAACAATCACGCAATAGACGCGCTGCGCATGTGGCTATACACGAGGGGAAGAAGATGATAAAAACAGTAATTCGCAGGTGTGCTAATGCGTTGTTGGGGGCGGTTCCTTTCGTTTTGGGGCTGGTCGTTGGGTGTACAGTGCGGTATTGTAAGTTTATTTGGTACGTCGCAATAACGGGATACAGCATAGGGAGCGGTGAATGAAGCTAATAGACCGCATTAAACTTGAATACGACGCGGCGCGCGGCAAGTCCGCGCTACCGACATACATACAGGACAGAGAACATATCTTCAGTACAGGCGCAAGCGGAAGAAACGCGGCGCCTACGCAAGATACGTTTGAATCGGCGTCTAAGATATACGAGTATCATACCTGGGTAAGGAAAGCAATCACTGTTATTCAACGGTCGATAACCCCGCTACCTGTTGGCGTAAAGGACAAAAACGATAAGTTTGTGGAGGGGCACGTACTAACGCCGCTCCTCAGTAATGGCAACGCGACCAACTCCCAGGACACTATTTGGGAGCAATGGATTATAAGCAAGTTGCTTACGGGCATGAGTTTCTTCGAGGTTGTAGATAACATGCTAGGGCAGCCCCTGGAGCTATGGCACCGTAGAACAGACCTAATGGAAATACTAGAGGATACAACATTCGATCCAAAGCGATTTCCGCGCATCGGCGGGTACAGATATGACAAATCCAACATCATAATTGACCCAGGCGATATATGGTATGATAGGTTTGTAAATCCTACAGACCCCTGGACAGGAATCAGCGTGCTCTCGGCAGTGCGTGAAGGAGTGCAGATAGACGCATTCGCGCAGGCATGGTCGAAATGGTTCCTACAAAACAATGCCAGACCAGATTATGCGATAATAGCGCCGCAAGGAATCACAAGGACCGAAAAAGACGAGATCATTTATAACCTGATGAAAAAGGCAGGGTTGCCTATTGTACTGGAAGAGGGCATAACCGACATTAAAACAATGTCATTCACTCCAAAAGACACGGAATGGCTGCTACAACGTGAGTTCGCTAGAGACGAAGTAGCCGCAATATTCGGCGTACCAGACGAGGTTATGGGATACGGCAGGGATACATACGAGAATTATGGAGACGCGCATAGTTGGTTCTGGAAGCTAACATTAAAATCACTATGCGATAGCAGGGACCGCAGCCTAACGCACATGTTCACAAGAAGCCGTCCACTACTGGCCCCAGGCGAGAGGGTGGCAACAGACTATAGCGGAGTCGGGGCGCTGCAAGAAGAACTGTTGCCAAAGGTAGAAGTAGCCAAAGGGCTATGGTCAATGGGCGTATCATACAACCAACTCGAAGAGGGGCTGAACCTCGGTACAGGGCCGATAGAGAGCGGAGACGTGGGGTTCGTGCCGTTCAGTGTAGTACCTATAACGCAAGCGGCAGCAGAGCCGGAGCCTATGCCTGACATGACTCCAGTAGACGACAATGAACCGGAAGACGATACGGAACAGGAAGACGACGAAACCAAGGGCGTCGCAAAAAAAAACGTAATATACGGCAGTCAACAGCATAAAACGTTATGGGACATGCACGTTAAGCGGCTCGACCCGCATACTAGGTCGATGGTTCGTCAATTGCAGCGCGACTTCCAGAGACAGCAGAACGAAGCACAAACCAACCTAAAAGCGCAAAAGGGCATGGCCTACACGCGGGCAATGGTGGCCGACCACAAAAAAGCGCAGCAGACTATAATCGGGGACTTGGTGAATTGGCAAGAAGAAACCGAAATGTTGGTCAGGATACATACACCACGCTATACCGAGGCCGTCAGGTATTTCGGGGAGCAGACAGCAAACGACTTGAGAAGAAGCAAGTCGTTCGACGAATCAAGCCCGTTTGTGCAAGCCGCTATTAAAGAAATGGTTATACAGTTCGCTAGGGACATAAACGCTACAACGCAGATACGCATGGCAGACAAGGTTAGGGAAATTCTACAGTACGGGGATGATAACAACCTAAGCACAGAAGAGATTAGACAACTGATATACGAAGGAATCAGCCTAGTCTTTAATGTGAGAAAAACACCATACGAAACCAGAAGAATAGCAAGAACGGAAATGAACAAAGCCAGCTCGACAGGCACGCTTGAGGCAGGACGCCAGAGCGGAGAACGCTTGAAAAAGGGCTGGATAGCAGCACTAGACGACACGACGCGCAGAACACACGTACAGGCACATATAGACTATGCTCAGAACCCAATAGGGCCAAACGATGACTTTCTAATAGGCACAGATAAAATGCAAGCGCCGGGACTAGGCCGCGAACCAAAGGAGATTATACATTGTCGGTGCGCATTGTACTGGGTTAAGCCGTAAACTTGACAAGGTTCTGGGTTTATGATATAATGTCATTGAGTCGAGCTTTAGTGAGGGGAGCCAAGAGCCTATGACCTGCATTGTAGGATACTGTAATGAAGAGGGAGTCTGGATAGGCGGCGATAGTCAGGGCACTGCTGGTGACAGTAAAATGGTGAACGCGCACCCGAAAGTGTTCGCACTAGAGACACATGGGGAAAAGTTCGTTATAGGGTATACCTGGTCATTCAGGATGGGCCAACTGTTACGATATCGACTGGACGTGCCAGCAAACGAGAATAACGTAGACGCGCTAGAGTATATGGTAGATACTATTATAGACTGTATCAGAAAGCTATTCGACGACAACGGGTTCTCACGAAACGAGAGCGGCGAAGAAAAGGGCGGGCCATTCCTAATCGGCTATAAGGGGCGATTATTCGAGGTTCAGACGGACTATTCAGTCCTAGAGTCCATCGGAAACTATGTGGCGATAGGTAGCGGGGCAAAAGTCGCGGAGGGCGCAATGTACGCTAGCGAAGGGCAAGATAAAGCAGGACGAATCGGAATGGCGATAGAAGCAGCGGCGCGTCACACAGTATCGGTAGGCGGCGACATTACCGTCATTAAACTGGAGAACACAGGTGCATAGTGTACAGGAATGTTCGGCGTGTGGCGAAAACCACGAAGTAGAGTTAGTGAACGTATACCCAGGGCTTGCGATGGAGTTGTGGGTCTTCAAATGCCCAACAACGGGAGTGGTGGTAACAGTCAGGCTTAACAGCAACAGCAAGACGGAGGAGCCGAATGTTTAGTAGTAAACTGGCAAGAGCCAATAAGGAAACCATTTCTAAGATAAGGGCCGGCATAGCTATGGAACAACTGGATATGAAGACGCTCTGGGCTAGATTGTTGGAAGTGGAAGACAAAGCCCGCAAGAAACGGGAGTGGGCGCAGAAAATCGAAGAGCGAGTTAATCTACACCACAAAACACTAAGCGGGCTTATAAGTAAGGTAGAAGCCGCAGTCGAGGGCGGACGGGCGAAGAGCGCGGCGCTCGGCGAACTGCAAGAAACCGTAAAGAACCTGGCCGAACGGCTAGGGGTTCGGGAAAACCGCAGAATATCGCCAGATAGACTAACCGACATTGAGCACGAACAAGACGGTCTAAAGGACGGCGTGGAAGTACTGACTGAACGGCTAGAGCTTAGTGAGCGGCGCAACAAGGACCTATTGTTGCAAGTCGCGCTGAATACGCAGCATAACGAGGGAGAGTTCAGGAACCGGGCGCACTTGGAGCACTACGCGGCGCTGGACCGCGACCGAATCATAAAGGTAGAGAAAGATTTGGCGACGAAGGTAGAAGAGCAAGAATATCTCGTAGAGGCGGTAGAAAACCTTGAATCTGCGCTCGAAACGATAGACGACAACACACAACGACTGAACGAGACGGAAGGGTTTACAACCGAGTATGTAACAGAGCTTCGCGGCGCAATAGAGGGGCTAACGAACAGAGCCGATACACAGGATAGACGCGCAGTAGACATCGAAGAGCAAGCCGTGTCAAATGGTTATGGAGTCGTAGCAAACTGTAGGCGCGCGCTTGAAACCGAGAAGACGATAAAGCACCTTAGAGCAATCATCGACCTGCTAGATAGCCGCGTGGCAGAGCATACGAACACGCTAGACGCAAACGACACACATACATGCGACGCAATGGTAGACAACGTTACAATACGGCGCTCGGATGATGGACAATGGTATTCGTGCCCATACTGCGGTGAAGAATTGAACGATAGTGAATAACAATGGTAAAGATTATACAAACAAATGAACCAAAACGGAAAGTATTGAATATTGATAGTAACGGGTGGCTAACATCGGAATACAGCACGGCAAAGCTAGCAAGAGTAAAGGACGGCATACTATGGCTATGGGACAAGCGCCGTAAGGTAGAGGTAGCGTTCACCGCAATAGACTGGATGTTACTAGTCAAGTCAAGCGTCGGGTACGAAAAACAATAGTCCAAACTAGAGCCACAGAGCCTACTGGAATAAACCCCAGTGGGCTCTATTTCTGTGGAGGTGAGATGGACAAACAAGTTAAAACGTTCGACTTTGAGGTAGAACAGGCAACGGCTGACGGCGGACGCATTATAATCACGACGGGTTCACTAGACAGGCAAAATGATCGAGTCGTAGCAACGGGCGCTAAAATAGCGCAGTATATGCAGAACCCCGTGGTTCAATGGGGCCACAATTACAGAGACCCTTGGGCAACCATAGGTAATACAACCAGCCTCACGGCCGAAGACAACAAATGGATAGCCGAGTTTACACTGCGACCGGCCGCAAGCGAAGCGGACCCAATGCACATTATTAGGCTATTGTGGGAGGGAGGCTGGATCAAGACAGCCAGCATAGGGTTCGACGTAAACGACAACGGATATACGCAGAATGACGACAACGGATACGATTTTACCGACTGGAATCTATTGGAATGGTCACTAGTACCAGTGCCGGCAAACGCAGAGGCGCTACGCCTAGCATACAAGGGCTTGACCGCAGACGACGGCGAAACGCTGGCAACCTTGCGTGAGGAGGTGGTCACACTGACAGCGGCACTATCCGACGCCGAAGAAGCGAAGTCGGAAGCAGGCCAACTTATGAAACAGCAAGAGACGGAAGCCGAGGCCGCCGTGGCTGCATACAATCTAAAACAGGCTGAAGCACTGGACCTTGTTACAAATTACCTAGCGTTACGACAATTATTGACACAAGGGAGAACGTAAAGAATGACAGATCAAATGGACCAGCTAACACAACAAATGACAGAGCTCCTTGAGCTTGAGCGCACACGACAAGAGAAAAACACGCCAGACAACACCGCCGCGCTTGAGGCATTCGAGAAAAGAGTAGAGGAGCGCGTTGAGGCGCAGGTGACAGCAGAACTAGCTAAGATGGCGAACTATAGCGCGATTGGCGACGCTCACAAGGCAGGCGACACTAGTTCGATGGTAACGAAGGATAGCCGCTACTACAGAATGGCGCAGGGCTTTGAAAAGGACGGGTATTACCGCTCTGGTATGAGCGTCTATACGCCAATGGACCTGTGGCTTGCTAAAATGATGATGGATACACAAATTGACAACTGGATTCCTACCAGCGGTCAAAGACCGGACGCGGCGAGTGACGACCTATGCAAGGCCGTAGAATACATTAAGGCAAACATGACCAGCACAGGCAGCACCACAGGAGACGAGCTGGTGCCAACTGGCCTAGCAGCAACGCTATGGGAAGACTTTTTCCTGGCGAGTAAGCTGGTCAGCCTAGCCATGCCTATTACACCGCCAACGAACCCATATAACTTGCCTATTGGCCTGGGAGATCCAACATGGACCAAGGGAACAGAGAATACCGCAGCCACAGCTAGTACAATGGCAACTGCCAGGAGTACCATGACCGCGACCGAGCTTATGACAGAGCAGAATTGGTCGTATACGCTGGACGAAGACAGCATTATAGCCATGATCCCCGCAATGCGAGCCGGAGTAATTCGGTCTGGCGCCGCCAAGATGGACGCGTTCTTCTTGAACGCAGACAGCACAGACGCAGGTACAGGAAACATTAACCTGGACGATGCAGACCCAGCAGCCACAACATACTACCTATCAGATGGGCAGGACGGTATTCGTCACCAATGGCTAGTAGACTACGACACACAAACCGTAGACGCCGGAGGCAACGCGCTGGCCGATACAGACGTGGCAGATATGCTCGTACTATTGGGCAAATACGGGGCAGACCTGGACAGAACAGTGATGACTTGCGACGTGTCAACCTATTTCAAGGGTTTGCAGTCTCTTGACGGCGTTATGACTCTTGACAAGTTTGGGCCGCAGGCCGTACTGTTGACTGGCGAGATTAGCAAGTATCGCGGTATTCCTGTCGTTTTGTCCGGTGAGTCGCCGTTGACTATGGCCGATGGTAAAGTGTCAACGACAGCAGGCAACAACACACTAGGACAGATTAGTTGCTTCCATCGCGATATGTGGTACGTCGGCTTCTGGCGCAACCTACTGATAGAAATGGATAAAGACATTCAAAAGAGAATGTATCTCATGGTAACCTCGTTTAGACAGGGACTGGCAGCACACGGTACACGCGCGAGCGCAACGCACACTGCTGGAATCATGAACATTCTGGTCTAATCGAAAAAACAATAGGGGGCGGTAACCCGCCCCTTCTTGAGATCTTTTCTTAGGTTGTTTACCAAGAACGTAAACAATTGCGGACTTGGTGAATTTCAGCAAATAATTTTCAAAACGAAAGGACACAGAATAGGTGACAAAACGAAACAAGACAGCACTCGGAATTGTGCTTGTTATTCTACTGTTGGCCGGGGCGGTTATGACCCCTATATCGGGGGCTGGGGCCGTTCGCGAGCAGATCGCTATTTATGCGAAATCTGCTAACAGCTTCATTGCTAATGGGTATGACCTGATTTTCTATAGTGACGACCTTAGTACGCAGACTCTATCACTGGATTCTGCTACTGGCAACATTGATTCGGAGGGTACACTGGACGTGCCCGTCGTTATGGTTGATGGCGCGACCGACGTTGTGCAGCTAACAGCACAGGGCTCCACTACACAGACGGCTGACATACTAGTAGTGGAGAATAGCGCAGGCGACGATAAATTTGCCGTGTCAACTGATGGTCACGTCGAGATAACAGTAGCGGGCGTAGATGCAGACACGACGAGCTATGATGAATGGGTTCATATTGAGGGAGTCATGGCGGGAACGGGCACAAAAGACCGTAACTATGGCCTGGTAATCGAAATGACCCGCGAAGCCGGTAGCGAACTGGATAGCGGCGACCATGACGAAGCAGGACTAAAGATTAGAGTAGACACAGAGGCAGTAACGACAACGGCCGGAACAGTTCTACGTGGCGCTGACATCGAAGCGAAGGCAGACAATCCAGACGGCACGGTTACAAACCTATACGGAGTAAGTGCCACAGCCAAAAGCGACACAAGCGCGGGCGACGTGGGAACGATGGTCGCACTGTATGGTAATACACAAAACAACGCAGCAGTTGACGACTTCCTAGCGGCCGCAGACCTGCGCATTATGCGGCAGTCAGCCACAGAGCCGACAGAAGAATACGCGTTGTATGTGCGCAGCGACAGCACAACAGGAACGGGCGCAGACGCTGCTATCTATGTGGAGAGCAACTATGCGACATCGGCAACGACCGACGCATTCGACTATGGAATTGACTTTTCGGCAGCAGCCATTAACACGGCGGACATCCGACTAGAGAACGGCGAAACAATCTCAAACGAGACAGACGGCGACGTTCTAATCACAGCAACAGATATGGGCGTGGTAGGACAGCTAAACGACGCAGTAATCACGGTTCCATCTATAGTGGGCGACGTGTTTACTATAACAGTCCAGTTTAACGATATTGCAGGCACAGCGCTGGCAACAACGGCGGGCTGCATGTGGTATCTGTCAGAGGACGCAGCGGGCGCAGCAATAGCCAACGGCGCACCATCTGGCGGCATTGCAATCTCGACAGATGGGCTACTGCTGGAGTGGACAGCAGACCTTAGCGGATGGATGGTCAGCGAAGCAGACGGCGACGTTGACTTTACAATCGAGGATAATGGCGCGGACACAATGTACCTAGTGCTAGTCATGCCAGACGGCCGACTAGTAGTGTCCAGTATCATCAATTGGGCCAGCTAACAGTAGAATAGTTGGGGGGCGAGAGCCCCCCTATTCTTTAGTAATCTACTCAGCAACTGCGTACTTGGTGAATTTCGCGAAATAATATTGTGATTTACGAGAGGACACACGACAAATGCTAAAAGTGCTAATGAACTATAGAAACGGCGCGCGCGGGCTAGTATACAAGGCGGGACGAACAGTAAATGCAGATGAGGCCATTGAGGCGTACCTATTGCGAGACGCCCCGGAGTGCTTCGAGAGACCGAAGAAAACCCGTAATCGCAAGGCCAAGACTGCGCCGGAAATTAATAAAGCTATTATGGAAGCGGACGAGAGCAAAGTTTTCGACTCGGACGAGGACAAGCTTCCCGTGTGGGTAATCGACGAGCCAGAAATAGAGGACTAGATGAAACCAACGATTAGGGCGGTGAATGATGGAATAGTTTACGCGACCGTAGATGACATTACAATGGCCATGAGCGCGTATGAGAAGATACGTTTTTATAGCTCGGCCACAGAAGACGGCACATACGCCCTAGTCGCCACGTTAGACCTAGTGGACGCCACGACGGGCTATGCAGTACTGGACACGGCAGCAGCCGCGACGACTTGGTACACAGCGAAACTATACGACGGTGATGCTGATGGCGACGCCAGCACAGCGCGGCAGAATAATACAAAGTGCGCGTATATATCGGCATTCGACGTGAGGCAGGAACTATTGATAGCAGACGCCGGTAGAGCAAGCCTTGGGCCAGAGTCAGAGCATGCACTATGGGAAATGGCGGTAGACGCCAGCAGAGTAATTGATCAATACAAGGGCGTTGAGGCTGGATCATACAACGCGGCAACAGACAGCACAAGATATTACTCGGTAGATGATACGCAGGTATGCCAGATAGACCCCGCCGTTACAATCACCTCGGTATCAGTAGAAGAGACAACAGGCACATATACGGCCTGGACACTAGAGACAGCCGTATTCAAGTGGCCAGCGCAGGCAAGCGCAATGGGTGAACCCGTCAGGGCGCTAGTAGTGAGTAGAAAAAGCAACACGACCAAGTACGGGTTTACGGCAGGCCAACAGACAGTAAAAGTTGTAGCAGCGTTCGGAGTCAGTTCGACGCCGCCGGGAGCGGTCACAAGGGCAGCTAGAATACTATGCGGTAGATGGTACAAAAAGGCACAAGGCGGGTATCAGGATGCGTTGGGTATGCCGGAGCTTGGAGTAGTGACGTATACTAAGGAAATGGAGCCAGAAGCGGCCGCAATGCTGAAAAGAGTATGGCCCAGGGTTAGGATATAGAATAATGTCATTCACCTGGAAGGGCATAGTATCAGCGATTAGAACGCTAGAGAGTCGAATAATCCTAAAGGGACAGATCATGGGACTAGAAGAGGCTGGTCGAAACCTGTCCACAATACAGGAGAAACTAGCGCCGGTCAAATATGGACCCACGCGCAAATCGACACAGAAGGGCGGCGCTGGCAACATTTGGATGCTAGACATACAAGAACCCTCGCTCGAAATCGGAACGAGAGTAGCCCACAATGGCGCAAGCTACCCAGCAGTACTAGACGAGAACCCGGCGTATCACTACGCAAAGGGGCCGTGGATAGGTGCAAGAACGCAGGGTTGGTTCACTGACGCAGACAAACGAGACCCAAGAGCGATAGACGATGCACTAATGGAAGCAGCACTAGAGATAGCAAAAGAGTGGTCAAATTGACAAAATATACACTAGACGAAGTAATTGAGGCACTAAGACAGCAGATAACCGACAACGTAGACGGCATCCAGGCAGCGCCCGACCATCCGCCGGAGTCTATTCATGAATTTCCGTTTCTTCTACTGTTGGCTACCGACCTTAACGTCGATACATACCCAGGGCGGTGTGAATTCCATTTTACTGTATCCGTTCAGCTTCACGTAGCGAGAACTGACATGCCCTCGGCTATAGAGCGGGCTAACGGGTTCGCTATCAGTATTCCAAAGGCCATTTGGTCAGATCCGACGCTTGACGGCGTGGCGATGAATATAGGGCAAGGGCAAGCACTAAGGGGCAGACTAGAGCACGTCGCATGGGGAAATGGAGCAATCAGCACAACAGCCTGGGTATTCGACATCCCAGTAAAATACGAGGAGGCATTCGATTAGTGATTAAATTACTGCACAATATGACAGGAACATGGGGTTCACTGGCCGAGGGGACCATTATTGATACAACATGCGTAACAGAGAGCAGACTGGTTAAATTCGGCATGGCAGAATACACAACACTGGAGAAAAACTATGGAGAGCCTTCAATGGCCACGGATAATGGTGACGCCGCTATGGGAACGGACGGGGACAGTGAGTTGGCAGACAGCAGACAATATAATGGCACTGACAGCAAGGGGAGCGGGAACACTGACGGGGCCAGCGAAGAGGTGTGACCTAGCACACCTTGACGCCGCAGTAGCGACACTAAAACATAACGAGACTATGCGAGCACGCGGCCGCGAGGATTTAACAGTAACGCATATGCTACACTTGGATATAGACCATAAACATCCAAAAGACCTGGTTCAGCTATTTGAGCGGGCACTTAGAGAAAAACCAGAGGCACTCGTAATGAGCGGCCTAAACTTTAGAAGAACGGAACCATACGAGCCTTGCGCGTTTGTAAACGACGCGGAAGGCAACCATAACGCTATAGCACAATGGACGCCCGGAATAGTCGAGGTGGACGTAGTGGGCGCGGCAAGCTTGTGCATGAGCGTAGACGTATTCAAAAAACTGCGATTCCCGTGGTTCGCCTATGAATACCCGCTTCCAGACTATGCCAATTGGCCCGAATGTACAATAGACGACCTAATCAAGGTAAAGTTCGCGGGGCCGGACATAACATTTAGTAACAGGTGTAAAGAGGCCGGGGTGCAAATTTATGTAGACACACGCATAACATCGCCTCACATGGCAGAAAACTATATCACGCCGCAAACGTGGCACACATTCCAGGAATCGCCACAATTCAAGTGGGGCAGGAACGTATACCAGACAAGACTCGCTCAACTGAAAGAAACCGTAGGCGAGATATTCACACCACAGAATAATAGAGACATCCTATACGTAGGCGCTAACAAATGGCGGCAGAATTATGCAAGAGAGTTAAAAGCCGCGGGCTGGACGCTACACTTATTAGAAATAGACCCAGCCAACGCACTATACAACGCGAATACTGGACTATTTGCCAGTACTTTTTGCGGAAGTATAGTTGATTCTATCCAAGGTCAGTATGATACTGTATTCTGGTGGCACGGACCGGAACATGTAGCAGAGCAAGACCTGCAAAAAGCACTAAGAAACCTAGAGATTGCCACAAGACCGGGCGGCTTGGTAATAGTTGGCGCGCCGTGGGGAAGAACACAACAGGGGCCAGAATACGGCAACGAACACGAGCGGCATCAAGGCGCGGTTTATCCAGAGCACCTAGAAGCACTTGGCTATAGCGTAAGCGTCGGCGGTCAAAAGGACAGTATGCAGAGTGGATTAGTAGCATGGAAGAGAGTCGAATAGACTAGAAAGAAGGACACATGGGCGCAACAGTATTGAGAAAAGTTCAGTTCGGAACAGAGGCCACAGCAGGGACTGCAGTAGCGGCAACAACCGTAATGCGCTGGCCTAGAGACGGCGCGGTTATGATTGACGAGGGGATAGTGGAGCTTGTCGAAGACGAAGCTACAGGACAGCGATTCGGCAAAGGTCGCCACTATAGACCGAACACGGCCGCAATGATTGAGGTTCCGACACACCCAGCGACATTTGAGCAAATCGGCTATTGGTTCCAGGCGGGAGTAGAACGCGTGGGAACACCGGCAACGGACACAGGCGGCAGCGGAAAAATATGGCAGCACGACGTATCCAACACGAGCGCGGCGACACTAGAATACTATACAATCGAGGGCGGCAACACACAAGAGTCGGACGAAATGGAATACGCGTTCGTCGAGACGTTCACACTAGCGGGCGCGCGTAACGAGTCGGTTACAGTCGAGGGAACGTGGAGGGGCCGACAACTAACAGACTGCGCCTTCACTGCTGGACAAACGGCGCCAACAGTCGAAGAGATTCTATTCAATAAGGGAATACTGACAATGGACGCAGCCGGCGGCACAATAGGCACAACGGCCAAAACCGCCTCCTGGTTGGGATTCTCTCTGGCGGTCCCGACTGGTTACTTGCCATTGTTTGCCGCCGACGGTTCGCTATACTTTACTTCTCCAATCTGGAGTCCTACAGACGCGCCTACTGTTAGCTTGACTATGCGACACAACGCAAACGGCGAAGCACTGCGAGCAGCGGCACAAGCCGGCACAGTACAGCTAATCAGAATGAGTTTCACCGGCTCGGCGTTCACGACAGCAGGCAGTAGCTATATATACAAGACGCTACAGATAAACATGGCGGGAGTCCCAACAAACGTCCCGGGCCTAGAAGAGGACGATGGAGACGACACCATGACATTCGAGTACAATATAGTGGACTCGGATAGTACACAACTACAATTCATTAACGTAAACACATTGGCAGCACTACCGTAAACAGGAGGGCAGAATGAGTAGATTTGTAAGCGATACGGCAGTAAAGGTTAGCGTAGACGATTCAGGCGATTGGGTCGAGATTAAAGCGAAGCTAACACTAGAGGACCGCGCAAAATTCAATGGCGCGCTATGGAACTGGACAAACGTGGAGAAAACCGAACTCAACGAGGAGACTGGCGAAGAGGAGACAAACACCGTACTAGAACGCCAATACAGACCAGAAGACAGGGTTATGATCCTACTACGCCTTGCTGTCACAGCCTGGAATATCGTAGATGACGATAAGCCAGTGCCGTTTAGCTCGAAAACCTTTACTAGAATCGACATAGATGATCCATTGTGGGATAAAGTTTGTGGGGAAATAGCAGACCGCAACCCTACTTTGGTGCTCTAGACGGTACACTAGAGCAATGGGCAAGGCGCGTTAGAATAGAGTATGAACAGCTATACAAGAACGGGAGGAAACGCATGGTATCAGCACAGTACACAAACGAGCTGGACATACTCGAAGCAACCGGCATGGACTACTGGCAAATACAGCAACAGCCAGCACAATACATAGATGAACTGATAATTCGTCTATCGAAGCGGGCCACAACCAAACGACTGACATAAACAACAAGCGAGGGGCCAAATTGCCCCTCGCTTGTGCTCCATTGCGGTATTGCCTAGTCTCTAGTCAAGAAGTCCATCAGTTCGGCTTCGGTTAGGTCGTGTTGCACCATAATCCACTCGCGGGCCGTTCGTCTGCATCGGTCCTCGGTCCAGAGCGTCTGCCCCTTGTAGAGCTTGAGGCGCCTGCGGTATTCCTCCCTCACTTGCTCTTTGGTGAGCATCGCCTTGCGGAATGCCGTCTCGGAGATTGCGTGGAATAGGCAAGTGTGCCACATTGCGGCTTCTTCCGATGATGCAGTCGTGAACCCCCCTCGGTCGGTATATCGCTTCAGATATACGGCGTAAGACTCACGAACCATTTCCTTATTTCTTGCGCTCATCATTTCGTTTTCTCCTTCGACTAGTGTATCGTTACAATCATATTGTACCATGATTCCAGAATCTGTCAAATCGAGAAAAAGACCCCAATACTTTATTAACCTGATCGACAATCAAAACAACTGCGGACTTGGTGAATTTCGCGCAAAAAACAAAAAAAAGGCCGAGGGTTGACCCCGGCCAGTCTATGCTACAATCCTTCTGTTACTTCCGCTATTGTGGACTCGAATAGTTTAAATCGCTTTGCTAGCCGGTGAATAATTAGTCTTCGCAACAATTCTGGTGGGGCGCCAACGCTTCTATGCTTGTGTGCCTTCATTTGCTCCCTGTACGCGTCGCGAATTTTCGAGGCACTTACTGCCGGGTGTACTGTAGCCTTCATCGCTTTCTCCTCGCGTCTATCATAGCGGCTACTTCTTCTACTGTCATTCCACAGTGATTTGCGGTGTGCTCCATTGCCGTCCGCCTAGCGAACTTTTGCCCGAACCAGGTATGCAATAAGATACAATATCGCCGCAAGTATTCTCCTATTATTGCTTCGTCACTTACCCTGCTGTTATTCATTGTTTTCTGCATCCGTGACCGCCGCGCTCACTTCTTCTGGCGTCACGTCGTAGAATTCCGCGACCTTTTGGACTGCGGTATAACGTGCTAGGCCGCGCAGGCTCCCCTTGGCGACTTGGCGATGATACCACCGATTATACTCGTTGAGCATGGTCTTCTTGAGTCTCGCCGACATAGGCATTGTTTTCCCCATTCTGATAAATTCGGATGCTTGGCGATACGACAGCGAGTATTGATCTGCGGTTTTCATCGTCGCTCGCATGATAGACGTTTGTGGCGAGAATCCTTGCTGGCGCGCCAAGTGCGTTGTATATTGTTCGTATACTTTTGCTAGGCTAGTCATTTTATTTACTCCTGTAAATTGCGTTGGTCACGGTTTCAATGTCGATATAGAAGGCTTTCGCAGTCTTTTCACGCGCGATATAGCGCGCCGTGCATGGCGTATATCCTTCGGCAAGTTTTGCATTATAGTGCGCCCGATAGAGCCTATATACGCGATCTGACAGTCTAGCCGAGATATTCATCGTTTTCTCCTGTTAGCTTGTCCATACTGACCCGATTGGGGGCAGCTTACTGACGATTGGGTTCGTTGCTCCGAAATACACCACGGCCGCGTTGTTGTCGTTAGTGGCCCTTGTCGCTGAATCAACTTCTTCTGAGGCTATCAGTGCCTCAAGATAGTTGTTTAGCTCATTAGCTGGCCCGTATACTTCGACTTCATATTGCGTATTTCTTTTGAAGGTTATCATCTTGTTTTCCCGTTATTCTGCTATAGCTTGGTTAACCGAGTATCGCGACAGATCCAGAATACGCATGGTATCCGTTTTGGCCCACCATTTGGCGTAGGCTACTGTCGAGCACATGTTGCTGTTGTAGTATAGCATAAACCGCTCTGTGTAGACTTTGCGAGTCCTGGCTACCAGTGCCGTGCATTGCATGAAGCCTTTCATTGTGCCCCCTGACTTTTTGTGTCCCTCACTTGCATATATAGTATAGCACTATGCGAGCGAAATATTGTGACATTTTAATGACAAATTATCATAGCGTGTATTCTTTAGCAAGCCACTAAAGAATTGCGGACTTGGTGAATTTCACGAAATTATTTCGCGATTGTATGTTCTGGTTCGCATGGACTCGCAAAAGTTCGCAAAAGTTCGCAAAGGTATGCAAGAGACTCCATTGCGAACAAATGAAACATCAAGAAAAACTTCTGGTATATGTATATGTATATGTATATGTATACATAGTTGTAGTTGTATATGTATCGCAAAAGTTCGCATAGAGATAGAATACGCAATCCTTTAACGGGAAAAACAACGACGGCATCAGTCAGACTGGAGAATACATGGCAGCAGGCAGTAAAAAGATACTTTCCCTCATTATCAGATCAGAGGACAAGGCGTCAAAAGGATTTAAAAAACTTGGCACCGCACTAAAGACTCTTGGTAAAAATACGTCGGTAGCAGCACAGGCTACCAACGCAATGAACGAGCGGTTCGGGCGCTTGCGTAAACAGTTCGTTGCCGGAGAAGTCGCCAAGTATGCGTGGGAAATGGCAGAACTCGGCGCAGGATTAACAAGGGTCACAACCGGATTCAATCAAATGCAGGGGGGCGTATCGCAAGGTATAGCTGCGCTGGAGAGTCTAAGGGCTGCTAGCCAGGGCACGATAACAGACAGTGACTTGATGCTGGCAAGCAACAGAGCGGCACTACTCGAAGTATCCGACGACGCCGAACAGCTTGGTAAGCTAATGCAGGTGGCCGCGGCGCGCGGCAAAGCAATGGGAATGAGCACAAGCGCGGCGTTTAATGACCTGGTGACAGGTATAGGCCGACAATCAGCGCCTATTCTTGACAATCTGGGAATTGTCCTGGATACAGAGCAGGCGTATATAAACTACGCGGCAGAAATGGGAACGACAGTAGACCTGCTCACACAAGTCGAGGAAAAGCAGGCCATTGTAAACGAGATTATGGGCAGCAGCGCAGAAATGTTAGAGGCCGCAGGAAACGCAGCAAGAGACCAAGCCGGCAACATAGAAGCACTATCCGCTAGCTTTATGAACCTAAAAGCAAATTTCGGGGCAACAATGGGAACCGGCGCAGCCGGGGAGGGCGTAGGCGCAATGGCCACGGGCCTCGGTAAAATAGCAGGCCACTTTGGGAAGATTGCACAAGGCCGACCTATAATGGATGCTTTCGCGAAAAGCCTAAAAGAACAGAAAAAACTGGGCGCGCTTACGTTCGAGCAGATACAAGTGCAAGAAGCTGGCTACGACGCGCTATTCACTCGCTTTGAGTTTGGCGCCATGACAGTAGAAGAGCTAACCGCAGAACTAGCTAAAATAAACCCTGTGGCTGGAAGGGCTGCAACAGGGGAAGCAGCACTAACCAGCGCGGCCAAACAATCAGAAAAAGCGATACGCGGCGAGATGGCCGCCATGAGAGAGCGGAATGCGCTAGAGGGCCCTGCCGCACTAGGCATGGGCGACCTAAAAGCTGCGACGACAACGCAGGACTCGGAAATGGACGCCGCAAATGCAACGCGCAAGCAGGCATACTATGCGGCCGAGCTAGCAGCTAGAACAGAGCATAAGAACGCACTCGCGGCGATAGAACTAGACTATGCTACACAACAGACAACACAAGCGCAAGACGCGGCCTATGCACAGCAGGATATGCTATTCACTCAGCAAGTAGACCAGATAGCCGCACGCGCACAATATGAGGCTGACAGGGCCGCACTAATCGCCACAGGACAGGAGGCGGAAGTGGCGGCGCTAGACGAAAACTATAGCCGACAAGAACAAAGCACAAACAAAAGCAATAAAATGCAGGAGTTGCTCCTAAAGAAGAGCCAACTCTTGCAGCGTCGTGACGCGCTTATGGCATACCTACAGAACCTAGTAGACCGCGGAGAATTCAGCGCCGATACATTCAAAGCTATGCAAGCGCAAGCAATGGGCGAATTCGGTATAACCAACGCCACAGGACAGGGCGTGTACAAGATAAACGGCATCTGGAATTTAGAGGAGCATAAGCAACGGACGGCGGCATACAAGAAGGCACTGGACGCTCAAAAAGAGCATAGTATGTCAAGCCTAAAGATCATAGACGCCTATAGAAATGCGGGAGCGGAAGGCGGCGGCGGGGCCGCAGGCGCAGAGGGTATATTTGCCGATATTCAGGCGGAGATGGCTGGCGTACTAGACGAAATACTCGCAGCGGCCGGAGAGGTGGCTACAGGAGTCGGATCGGCTATAGGCGACGGTATAGCGGGCGGAGTAACGGGAGCGAAGGAGCCAGTAAGCCGAGCGTTAGCAGACGTTAGCAAAGATATAGCAGAGGGCATAGAGGCTGGCAAGGAAGCCATGTTGAATCTCCCCGGTGTAGTATTCAGTCCTGAAATGAAGCAGGGCTTTATAGAGATGGGTAAATTCTGGACAGAAGCAGCCAGCTCTATGTGGGACACACTAAACGAAAACGACACGAAGAAAAAGCTAGCGGAGATACAATCCTCGCTAGCACCATTGGCCAACCTTACCAAACTATTCTCATTTGATCCTCGGTCACTGAAGGCGGCGGGGGCAGAATACAGTGACACACTGAAAAAAGTCACACAGCAGGGGCAAGAAGCTACAAGCGTTCTGCTCCAGTGGGCGACCGACGTCCCGAACCGGATACAAAAACTGTACCCGGACATGGTAGGCAGCAAAGAAGACGCACTGGCGCTACTCGAAGAGGGCGCAAAGACCACAGAATTGTTGGGTAAACTATACGACGCCTTCGGCGACGTGAACGAAATGTCAACATATCAAGGCGACTGGGCACAAGACCTACCAATAATAGTAAAGCAAGCAAAAGACGCAACGGGAGCAGCACATAATTGGATGGTGGGAATACCGCAAGAGACTCGCTCATTGTTGAAGGAAGAGGCGCTAGTAGCAACAGACCTTAGTGCGCTATACAAGCTATTCGACCTTGGCACAGACAAGATGCCAACGGCAACAGAGGCTGCGTTAGCCACAGCAGCGCTACCGGCCAACATACAACTGCAAAAGGATATGATAGCCGGGGCTGCGTCGCTGATGGAGGGGCTAGACAGCGATACGCGGGCATTGTATGCAGAATACGCGGTAACATCGGGTCACTTCAAGAGCCTAATAGACTTGGTAACAACAGCGCCAGACGTAGACGCGCCACAAAGAGGGTGGAAAAACCGTCTCATAGAGAACGTGTCAGCACTAGGCGAAGTCACAGACATAGCCATGCCAGAACTAATGAGAATACACACGGAGTACGGGGCTGACCTAGTTATAGCCCAACAGACAGTAAGCGCACAGGCAGGGCTATGGAAGGGCATAGGGGAGCTAGCCCAAAGCATACAGGCCACAGCAGACATAGGCGGAATCAATGTCGGCAACGCGCAGGCAATAATGGCACAATTGGAGACTGTAAACGGCGGGACACAGGGAAGCACCGCAAGCAGCATTGCTGACTATGGCGCGGGCGGTTCAGGAAACCTGCCCCAAGGCGTAAGCATCGCAATGGACGCGTTTACAAACGCATTAAATGGATTCACAAGCAATGGAATAACAATAACAGTACTCACGGGCGGAGATGCGGACGGAAAGGGAGCTACAATGACAATACAGGAGAATACCGACCTGGTAGAGGGAATTCATGTAGTGGCCGGACTAGGGGGCTTTAGTGGCTAATAAACGATATTTCATAGACGGCGACAGTAATACGCGCACGCTATACGACAGCACAGCAGCAAACCAATATATACTACAAGATAACGAACAGGGCCTTGACGCACTGGACAGTGAGCATATAATCGAGCCAACCGCAAACCTATATGCGTCACGATACAGGACAACGGCATACACGCCACGGCTGGTGAGCGCGACATACAGACTATATCCGGACACAAGAACACCGGCCGGGCTTGAAGCAATCAGGAAAACTTGGGTAAACTGGCACGCGACACGGCGCGGCATGGGACAACTAAAGATCATATCACACGGAGGGGATACACGTATACTTGACTGCATACCAATGAAACCGGAGTTTATAGATCGTAACGTAATCGTAGAAACCGTAAACCAACAGTATATCGGGCCGAATCCTTTTTTCCGCACAGAAACACCAACGACGGTGAACGCTGGTATGAATACTGCAATCGCAGTAACAAACGGGGACTTTGCGGCAATAACGGGAACAGAGGACGACGGAACGAGCGATACACTAGACAACTGGACAAACGACGGGGTAGATGACCCTAGCGGCGATAAAGTGGAAGCGACAGCAACGGCACAGGCTGGGGATTATGCAGCCATGCTAACATACGCAACAGCGCAAACGAGCATACAATCTGCCGCTATAACTGTGATTCCAGGAGAGACAATCAAACTATCGTTTTATACTAGAGGCGACGCCACAGAACAGGGCCAGTTCCTAGTATACGATATTACAAATGCCGCCGATATTGTGGCGTTATCTGATACTGGCGTCACTGCTGCGACGTATGCTGTGGTTACGTCTAGTTTTGTGGTGCCTACTGATTGCGTCTCGCTTTATATCAAGTTTCACGCGCCGAATGCTGCTGGCGTGGCGTATTTCGATACTGTTACGCTTATGAGGACTTCACTATTGGCGTCTTGCCTTGTGGCTGGCGACGTACCGTCCTGGCCAGTTATTACCATTACAGGGATATGCAACACACCGAGGGTAACCAATAGCGATAGTGAATATATTGAAACGAGCGGGGCTAGTGTCAATGCTGACGATACGATAGTATTTGATTGCAGACCAGGATACAGGGGCATAAAATACTACGAAAATGGAGCGGGTTCCGGGACGCCTTGGCCGTTTCCCAGTGGTGCCAAGTTTATTACATTACCCGTGGGTACTTATAACCTAACGCTTACTGCTACGAGTGGCGTCGTAACAGCTGCGGTTGTTTACTATGCTTACTATGAGGGGGCTTTTTAATATGGTTAATTGGCCAGCGGGTCATCTATGGGAGGATACCCAACTAGAGCTATTAGGTGCCGACCGCAAATCACTGGGCATATTGGAGAATGCCAGTAAATTGCGGTATAAAATACAATTGTTCGGCCAAGGAGAATTCAGTTTTTCTCTACATGAGCAGGACGCATTCGCCGAGTCGTTAAAAACGGCGATGGGAGCACCAGACCCCGTTAGACGATACATAAGAGTATTGCGCGATGGAGTACAGAGGTTCTGCGGACGTATCGAGCACATGGAACGCAGATATACGGCAGACGGCCACAGAACGGAATACATAAACGTAGCGGGCCGCGCTCTGGCTTGGATGCTGCATGATAGATACGGCCTACCGATAGCGCCGGCGGAAGAACTGACAACAGAGCAAAAACTTGACGACGCATTCAACTGGACCGTAAATAGGACACATGGCAGCCTAGCACCGCTATCCGTTAATGGTAGAACGCGCGTTGTGACAGGGTTCAGTGCAGCGGCTGACGTGGCAGCATACCCAGATGACGTAGCCTTGAACTCAACAAAGCAAAACATATTTGACCTATTCCAGCGCAGAGGGGCAGCGTTAAACGTAGACTTCGATGTTACATTCGTAGCGAGTGGAGACGCATACGATACACTATTCACGCCGTATTATCCGCGCAGAGGAGAGGACAGAACCGAAAGCAACACGGATGACAACGATCCAATCGTAATAAACGACGCCGGGGATAACGTAACCGAAGCTGACATTAACATAGACCTGTTGGACACGCAAACAAGCAGAATAGACATAAGGAACAAGAGCGAGGTCACTGACACGACGGCAGAGACAAACCTCGGTAGAATAGAGGGCGTAAGCTCACACGCCGGGCCTGATTTTATCACAGACGAGCTACACGAGCGCAGACCGATGATAAGTTATGTGCAGAACTTTAAAGAAACCGAGTGGTTACAGTTTTTTACTCACTTTAATGTGGGCGACAAAATCACATACGAGAATCAATACTTCCAATACGCAGCAGTAGACACGGATATAGCGGAAGCGACCGTATATTTTGACGACAGCAAAGTGGAGCACATAGAGCTAGTATTTGGCGACCCAGTGCCAAAATTCACAGATAAGCTGAAGGGCGGTAGAGTGCACGACGATCTACCAAGCGGCAAGGATTTTATCAAGGCGCTAAGAGACGAAGACAATGTACTTGCAGATTTTCATTCAGACAATACAGGAACGCTAGTAGGTGACGGCACCTATGTAGAAACGGAGGCGACGACACAAACAATCGCCACAGTCGAATACGAAGTAATAAAAATCAAAGCAATTGGAACGCTGATAAATCACGACGTATTAAGCGCAACGCACAGCGATACTGTCGTGGCGAGTCCAGTCCGTGGTGATATAATCATAGGTAACGCGACGCCCAAGTGGGAACGCTTGCCAATAGGTACGGCTAACAAATATGTGAAGTCAGACGGAACAGATATTAGTTGGGATACAATAGCAGCAGGCGACGTTACAGGACTGGCCCATAACGTACTAAGTGCGACACACAGCGATAGCGTGGCGGGGCCAGCAGTACGCGGGAGTATAATCGTTGGCAATGCAACTCCAGCTTGGGCAGCACACGCAATCGGAGACGCTGGGAAATTCCTGAAGTCAGACGGAACAGACGTTAGTTGGGAGGCAATAACAACAGGGGACTTTACAGGATACTGGACGAGAGAGGATAATGACCCAACAGAAGCTGAAGACTGGTATCTGCGGCCTACAACTTACCTAGACGACGTAAGACTGAAATCAGCCTCAGACGAAGATAGAATATGGATGCAGGGCGATACAGGAAAGGCGAATTTCGGAGACGACGTATATATAGGTAGCGCCGAAACAGCGGGCGATGGTAAACTGCACGTGACTGACGTATTGCGCGGCTGGGGCGGAATGATAGCAGAAGCTGCGGCGGGAGTGCATGCTGAATTCGCAATAATAGACAGTGGAATAGCCGTAATAAACAATCAAAGTTCTGGATCAATCTCATTCCAAGTAGACGACGTGGAATCGCTGCATTTGCATGGCGACCTGGAGTGGGCGAGTTTTAGAAATGGCGTTAGTGTACTAGGCTCCCCTGAAGCTGACGGGAGTTCGGCAGTGTGGACACTAAGCAGCGACACAGGAAGCCTATACCTTGACCCAGCAGCGACAACGACACTAGGAAACTACGTTATAACGTGGCCGCTAGCAGACGCCGACACAGGAGACATACTGACAGCAGGCGCGGTTAGCGGAAGCGCGATAACCTTAGCGTGGGTTGCACCGGGCTTAACAAGCATAGGAAACGGTACAGCGGAACACCAGGTACTAAAAACGGGTAGTACGCCGTTCGCCCCAGTATGGCACACGACAACAGTGACAAGCGCCGCGGATAGCGTAGTAAGAACAGATGCCAGCGGCTATATACGGGCGACGCGCTTAGAATTCGGCGGAACAACAAACTATGCCGAGGCAACTGGAGGAAACCAAGTAGCACTCTACGGGAGTAGCTACGTCTCGCTAAGAGTGGGCAGCGCAGTAATTGTGGTCGATGGCACCCGCCTTTATGATTATGCGGCCGTGTCGGGGCTCGGCACCTCGGCGAAACGTTGGACAAGCATATACGGCATAGCTGGCAACTATACGGGCGACATAACAATAGGAACCGGCAAGGGACTGGTATTCACTGACAACTCCAATACAAAAGTACTCGGTGGTGACGGAACCAGATACAGCCCCAGGTCGCTGACAATGACCGGGCACGTTGGCTACTTTACGCCAGCAGGCAACACCCCGGTGAGAGACGCGTCAGGAAACGCGCTATATTGGGTTGCGGCGACTGGACTGGTAAATAATACGGGAGCAGGAGTACTAATGCAGGTAAACACAGGAACACATACGCACAACGCACTGACAGGAATCGGCGGAGGCGCCGCCGGAAACCTGGGGATAACCATATCATAACGTAAACACTTGCAATATACATAGAGTGGTGTATACTGATAGTAATACTATAGTATAGATGGGAGACAGCATGAAGCTACAGGGGAAAGACGCAGCCAACCTATTCGAGGCTCTAAAAATCATAATGAAGCGGAGGGTAAGCGTAGGCACGGCAGTCGGGCTACGCTACGGGGCGAGACAAGTAAAAACAGTAATTGACGACACAGAGGATATGCGAATAGAGTTGTTAAAACGGCACGCGACACTAGAAGAGAGCGGTGAGGTCGTTTCTGTAGATGGGCTTGCGGTATTTGCGAGTCCAGAGGATGAGGCTGCATATAGAGCCGATCTAGACGAGTTGCTTGCGTTTGAGCACGATATAGACTGGTCTATTACTGTTAAGGCCCTCGGTGACGAGCCTATTACTGGCGATGTCGTTTGGGCGCTTGGTGATTTTTTTATCGAGGAGGATACAGAGTAATGGCATTTACTCCGGGCGCGAGACAAAAAGTGCAAGTGGCGAATGTGGTGCGGCCTATACTGTCGAACCTGATAAATGTTAATGATGCGTGCGACATGGCCGCAAGTAAATACCTAATGCTATCGACGGAAGCACAGGCCGAGGTTGCACAGGTAATCACAGTGGGGCGATTCATAGAAATGCAGGCGACAGTGCTAGGATTCATAACGGAGCTAAATAATGGGGTCGTCGCTTACGAGGGGCCAAACAGTTTGCCGTTGGCTACTGCGGAGTGAGGCGCCTACTAGTTTTTGTATGTCTATTGCTGTTATTCGCTTCAACTGCACATGCGGACGCTGGCCGCGGGACACTTATACTTGGTCGTTTATACGCAAAAGACGGCACTGCAATAGCAAATAGTACGGTTAGGATAAGCAACGCAGAGGTAACATACAATACAAGCGCATGGCCAACAACCGAGCTAGGCCAAGCGTACTGGGTAGTAAGCGACGGCACTCATGGGGCGAGGTTCACAGTAGACGGCATTATACTTGATGCGTATTGCATAACCGGCGATAGACTTTGTAAGGCGTACATAGAAGGGAATTCTGTTAGAACGCAATGGACGAAGGGGATGCGGCTGGTTAGCGTTTGGATATGGTTAGCTGACTCCGATGCGCCTCAGCCAGACCCCGTTATTGAATACTATGGTTCATATCTACCGTTTATTAGCGCCGGCTATGTTTTACCGAGAAGGAGCAACAGGTAATGCAAACGTTTTTCCTTTGCTTCCTATGTATGTTGGTTCTGGTTTTCCCCGTTTCTGCACAGTCTCCGGACGGCATACCGCCTTTTGAACGGCCGAGTACGGTTGGTTTGAAGGGCGACGTAACGCAAACGTGCATCATAGTAACGGCATATAATGCAGGTGGCGCCAAAATGCAGGACGTTTATATAGCACGCCGTGGAGGAGCGACAAAAAGCACGGGCAGCAGCGGAACAACGTTATGGTGCGTAGGCTTAGACCAGCGCGCTACACAGGTATGGTTTACAAGGGGCAGCGTAATAAAGGTAACAAACAAGAACGGCAGTGCTTGGATACAAGGAACAGAGGCATACCTTGCATGGCCGGAGAATACCGAATACGTCTATGTTGACCTAGTAGGCGAAATCGGAGCCCCGGAGCCAACAGTAACCAGCACCGTTGCACCGACGCCAACAGTAACGGAGACGTATGGGCCAAGCCCAACGCCAAGGCGAACGCATATACCGAATGAAGATGAGCCATACGCGATAATAATGGCGTCGCCAGTAGAACACAAGCCAGATAGGTTCCTTTGGACCTACAGGAGCGGGGGCGGCGGTACGGTACTGCCAATAAGCATGGACGGCGACAGTTGGCCGCGGTCGGGAGCAGAACCGAATACATTTGAGGCAAATGGTTATGTAGTGTGGTATCTAACAGAGACGGGCGCAAACCCGCCAAGCACACCAGTGATAACAGTAATAGCGACCAGAGAATCGACGCAAACGAGATACCCAACATATACACCGTATCCGACATACACTAGGCGGCCGATAAACACACCACGGCCGGAATATACTACGCAGCCGACATATACACCATACCCAACGCGTGAACCATCGGCGACCGTATCAGTGACGCCGGACCTAGCAAGCAGAATAGAACAGATAGAACGAGACGCGGCAGACATGGATATAATACTGCACATAACGGCAGAATGGAACTATAAAGGATTAGGGAAATGAGCGAAATAATAACGCCAACAACGGAGCGCGAGTCACTAGGCGATGGAAGGTACAGAGACACAGTGAACATAAAGCCAATTGCGTATAGCGCGGGCGGCGGAAACTATAGACGCATTACCAATAAACTTGGGAGCACAGGAGACGATGGCTTACCACTGGGCTCAGATGAATTACTGTCGTTTGCGATTAACCCGTATATTGCGGGGCGGTCTCCTGTCATTAGGCTTGGGTGCGGGTCGTCGTTGGTCACGCTGGCACTCATAGGCGCGCGCAATGGGCCGGGGACGGCGATGCTATATCACTCGTTGGGTGTACTGTATTGTTTTCTATGTGGCCAGACAATCGGGGCCGCAAACGGAAGATAAAGGTCGATAGTCAGGAGGCCGAAATCGTAACCGCGGCATCAGGAACGGTTAGATACGACTGGGCCGCAGGGGAGACCAATACAGCGGGAAAATATCTATTCGAGTGGGAAATAACCGATGCGGACGGCAATATACAGACAGTGCCGACATCTGGATATAGTAAACTAGAAATTTACCAGGAGATAGCATAGACAAGGGGTGAATAGTGGCCAATAGCAAGTTTGCAGTACATTACCAGACAAAACCAGAATGGAAGGCAGACAAGAACGATAGCGTCAATATTGTAGCCAGATCTAATATGGAGTGGGTAAAGGTAATGGACGCCGACCAACTAGGCGGAAGTCCATTCAACGGCAAAAGAATCCTCGCCCGACTGTGGATTGAAACACAGGGGAAAAGGGGAGACCAATGGGAAAAAGAGTTCTATATGGCAGGCGCAGCTGGAGCGCGGCTATATTTCGCAATGCTCCAGCCAAGATATGATAAGCTGATTAGTCTGGGTATACTGGACGTGGAAGGCCCCAACGAACCGAATAGCGAACGGGGACACAATGATAGTCCGGTAGAATATATAAACGACTGGAAAATAATCTCAGAATTCTTCTATGAGTGGGCGCGGCTTTGCATTGCTTACGGGTTAAAGCCTTGGGTGTTCAGTAATTCCACGGGAACCCCGGAGTTTGAGGTTCTTGTATACATGGCCAATAGTATTCTACTGGCGTCTAAGGCTGGCGGGGGGTGGTCGCTGCATGAATATTCTGCGCCCTGTGTTCTAAGAGACGTTGGCTGGCACAGAATGAGAGTAGTCAGGGCGCTTGAAACGTTAGCCAGAGTGGGAATCCCCAGAGGAACCCTAAGAGTTTGGGTATCCGAGGGCGGAATCGACGGCGGAATAATAAACTGGAATAAACCGCCCTGGAATACACAGCGCGTTAAAATTGGCTGGAAGGATTGGAGCGGCTACGCCTATACTGGGGCCGAGTGCTTCGGTCTACTGTCGCCCCAAGGCGGTATGACTGAAGAGTTGTTTTGGCGTAACATCGACAGGCAGGACGCTGATTATTTGTCAGTTGACGAGATTGTGGCTTTTTCGCCGTTCACTACTAATCCCGACAGTAAATGGTATCCGTTTGTTGTTACCTCGGAAGTCGTTGGCCGAATGGCAGACAAGCACGGAGGGAACAGCAAGGAACCACTACCAGAAGATGAAATGTCGAGAGACCCGCAGATCATTGCACAAAAGTGCAGATGGTGGATGGAGCAAGAGCAGCGGGAACGAGAGCAAGGAAACGCAGTACGTGCCAACAAAATCAGATTATCCCTAATCCAGCTATTGTATAAGCTGGAGAATATGCTATAATGGATACAGAGCGTAGATTTGTAGAAATGGCTATGGCGCACAATGAAAAAGTAGACAGAGCGCTAGACGAAGTGCTACAGCGCATTACAGCGATTGAAACGGTAGCAAACTTGCATGGGACGCTATGCCCCTATCGGGAGGACATAGCCCGCGCCTCGAATAATGTAATACGCATGAAAACACTAGAAGAAAAGGTGGCGGGGCTGATAACAACAGTAGCAGTGAACGGTACAAAGTGGGGCATAGTGGGCGCCGTTATAGGTGGCGTCCCAGCCACAATATTAACGGCGGTAGTCATGGGGATACTAGGATACTTATGAGGTGCATAACCAGAACGATACCGTACGCCAGCAGAGCAGACGAGTTCAAAATACTAGTAATCGGTGATACTCACCTGGGCAACAAGCATTGCGACGAGAAAACGCTAAACATGTTGGCCGAACGGCTAAGAACAGAAGAAAACACATACGCGATAGGACTGGGCGACTACTGCGAGTATGTCGTTATGTCAGATCCGAGGTTCGACCCTAGAGAACTGGCAAGCTGGCTATACCAGGACGCAGGGGAGTCATTGAGCGATATAGCGTGGGCGGAGACAACGAAATTCCTCGAGATAATGCACGGCACTAATAACAAATGGCTTGCGCTATGCTCAGGCAACCACGAGGACAGTTTAGCCAAGCACTCAGAGTATAACGTATACGACCGCATTATTGGCAGGCTAAAAGCACCGCGCGGCAGTAAAATCGAACACAAGCTAGGTCATCGAGGGTTCTTGACGCTACAGTTCAAAAGACAGGGATCGAGTGTATGGTCAACTAGAATGCACCTAACGCACGGGAGCAACGGTGGCAGACGGCCGGGGAGCACAGCGAACAGATTGGAGGATTTAGCGAAATCAGCAGACGGAATCGACGTAATGATTCAGGGCCATACGCACAAGGGAATGTATGTGCCAATCGCAAAACACCGCATCGGGCGGGTGAGTTCTACAATAACCAAGATTCACACTATAAATATCCCGCCACTATGCAGCGATATGCAATACGCAGAGAGCAAGGATATGTCGGCGGTAGCAATGGGGTATGTAGAGCTAACCATCATACCCGACAAGAAAAAAATTGACGTGACTATTAAGTTTTCATAGGAGACAGCAAATGAACGCAATCACTCTACAGGAAGCACTAACCGCACTACTAGGCAACGGATCAATGGGAGTTGCGGTTTTCTACGTTTGGCTGAAAATCGAAGCCATGTGGCCTATTCTAATCGCACTTGACATTGAGCTGAAGCGTGTGCTGTTGGCTATCGTTTCGTTCGTTTTGGTACAGTTCGTATATCTGGCCGCGGTTCTAGCAACGGCAGTCCCAGCGCCTATCAGTTTTTTGGCCTGGTTTAGTACGTCGTTTGTTTACGCTTCTATCGCGTTTTCTGCGGCGACTCTCAAGCACGGAGCGCAGAAGGCTAGGGGTAAAATCTAGACAACAGTAGACGGCTTGAGATATTTCAGCGCCCCGCGGGACTTTACAGTCTTGTGGGGCGCTTTGCGGTATAGGGCAAAATGTAAGAAATTATTTCGCGAAATCGCCCAAGCCCGCAGTTGTTTAGTGATTCACTAAAGAATGTTGGCGACGGTGATTCGTCAAGAGAATGTCAGAAATTTGTAAGGATAATGTCATAACCTTCTACTCGCGTCGCGCTATACTGTAATTGTAAGTGAGGGGTAGTTCGAAAGGAAGCTGACAATGAAAACGCACAAGGGCGGCTCTATAATCAAGAATAGTAGGGACCTTGATGTTAGGAACCTTGACGCGCTACCACGCGGAACAGGGTGCAGATACCTGGTATGTTTACTAAGCCCTGACGATACGGCACTAATCGCCTCACGGTGGGCGAGAAAAGAGCCAAAGACAGTAGGCAGGATTGAGGTTGTAATAGACCTGAAATAACAGTAATTGAATCTGATTTGACAGGTTC